GATGTCAACTCCACTTTTCCGCGTCATCACCAACGAAATCTTCCGCGTTCCGGCGCGCCGCCAGCGCAAGCCCGCGGTTAAGCCGTCCGACATCCCGACCCTGAAAGACTATACCGCCCGCCTTGTGGAACAGAAATGGCTGCGTCTTGCGGCACGGAGGGCGCATGGCTAAGTTACCGCGCCGCAAGTGCGCCCATAAAGCTTGTCGCCAGTGGTTCCACCCGGTCCGCGAAGGGCAGGTGGTCTGCTCATTCGAGTGCGCCAGCGCGCTCGGCAAAGAACAGACCGCAAAAGCCCGCGAAGCCGCTCAGCAGAAGGAAGCGCAGCGCCAGCGTACCGAAGAGAAGGCAGGCCGCCAGCGCCGTAAAGCAAGATTGGCAGAACTCAGACCTAACGGTTACTACAAAGCGCAGGCTCAGCAGGCTTTCAACGCCTACATCCGCGCGCGCGATGCTGATTTGCCATGCATCAGCTGCGGTGAGACCAATCCGCCTGATCTGCACGGCGGCCAATGGGACTGCGGCCACTTCAAAACGGTCGGCGCCAACCCTGAGCTGCGCTTTGAAGAACGCAACGCCCATAAGCAGTGCAAATCGTGTAATGCCGGAGCGGGCAAATACACCGCCAAAGAGGCGACCGTGGCGCAGCAATACGAAGCAGGCCTAGTCGCTCGTTACGGGCAGGATTACGTGGACTGGCTCAACGGCCCCCACGAAATGACCAACTACCGCCGTGAAGACTTCATTCGGATCCGCGATGAATACCGCACCAAGCTCAAAGCACTGAAACAGCGGGAGGCAGCATGAACCACGCCGATATCCTGCAGTACCAGGCAGAAAGCGTTAAGCGCGCCAGCATGCCGCCAGTAGCAAAGCACAGCCAGACCAAAACCAACCAGCCACAGAAGGAAGCCGCATGAACAGTCAGCAACTGGAATACGTACGTCAGCAGCTCATTGTGGCGACCGCAGATCTGAGCGGTGCGACGAAAGGGCAGCTGGTAGCTTTCGCCGAGAACGCGCAATTCACCGCGACGGCGCGCAGCCGGGGACGGAAGAAAGTCACTGACCCGGTCACCGGCCGGAAAGTTAACCCGGACGGCCCAGCGATGAGTGGCAGTCAGTCCCGCGCCAAGGGCTCGTCTATCGCGCTGGTCAGCCCGTTGGAGTTCGGCACTGCGTCATGGCGCCGCGCTGTGTTGTCGCTGGAAGAGCACCAGAAAGCATGGCTGCTGTGGAACTACAGCGAGAACATCCGATTCGAATATCAGGTGGCGATAACCCAGTGGGCCTGGACAGAGTTCCGGGAGCAGATCGGCGCGAAGAAGGTGGCTGGCAAGACGATGGAGCGCCTGAAGAAACTGATATGGCTGGCGGCGCAGGACGTCAAAGCGGGGCTGGCGGGCAAGGATGCATATCAGCATCAGGACCTGGCCGCTCTATGTGGCGTTAAACCGGATAACTGGTGCCATAACTACGCCGACTACTGGCGGGCCATGTGCACCATCTTTTAGCGGCTTGATGGCGATTCTCTTCTCTGTACTGTGAGAACACGATCACAACAAAAGACGACTTTTTCGCAGCAGAGTATTGCAAAAGTCAATTAAATAGCATACATTTCATGTAAATCTGATATCGTCGCCCTAGTTTCGTAGGTCGACAAAGAATTAAGAGCCTCGCCATCGTGCGGGGCTTTTTATTTGAACAAAAAAGATATCCCAAGATTTACTAGGAAGATGAAAATAGCGATATCGATAATCATGTGAATAATTCGATCCACTATGTCCGGATTCTTGTTAATTCTGTACCTGCCACGTCTACGTCTGCCCATTTTTATCTCCTTTAAGGAATGTATCGGCAGTGATGTGAAGAAACTTTATTCAAAGGCTCACTCATGTGGGCCTTTTTTAATTCAGGCTCCGGGAACCATCATCGACACACCTACTTGTTAAATTGTCCCGATGGCCTGATCCCTTACTACAAACAGCACCCCGTTTTTTCGGAGGTGATATGGCTAAACGTATGCAAGATAAAGAAAGCATTGCCGGAGTGTCATGGCTGATTGTCCTTGCTCTGTCATGCTGGGGCGGCCTGGTCCGATACCTTATTGACGTTAAGCAGAACAAAGCAACCTGGAGCTGGATCAACGCACTGGCGCAGATCGCAGTGTCCGGATTTACCGGTCTCATTGGTGGCCTGATCAGCGTTGAAAGCGGGCTGAGTCTTTACATGATCCTGGTTACGTCCGGCATCAGCGGGGCGATGGGATCCGTTGCGCTGACGTACTTCTGGGAACGCCTGACGGGGATGAAGAATGCAAACCAGTGATAAAGGCATCTCCCTGATCAAGCAGTTTGAAGGCTGCAAACTCACAGCTTACCAGGATAGCGTCGGCGTCTGGACGATCGGCTATGGCTGGACCCAGCCTGTCGACGGGAAACCAATCCGTGCCGGGATGACAATTAAGCAGGAAACGGCAGAACGCCTGCTGAAGACAGGACTGGTCAGTTACGAAAGTGATGTGTCCCGCTTGGTCAAAATTGGCCTGACTCAGGGGCAATTCGACGCCCTGGTATCGTTCACGTATAACCTCGGCGCCCGGTCATTGTCGACATCGACACTGCTGCGCAAGCTCAACGCCGGTGATTACGCTGGCGCAGCCGATGAGTTCCTGCGCTGGAATAAAGCTGGCGGTAAAGTCCTGAACGGCCTGGCCCGTCGACGTGAGGCGGAGCGCGCTCTGTTCCTGTCGTGATTGGCTCACTGGTAAGGCGTTACTGGCTGCAGCTGTTTGTGGTAGCCGTAATTGGCGTGCTGGCGTTCTTCGTTAACCACTACCGCGACAACGCCATCACCTACAAAGACCAGCGCGATAAGGCGACGGTCCGGGCAGACACATCAGTGGCGATCACCAGCAACGTGATCACCACGATGAACCTCATCCGTGACATCTCACAGGCTACCCAGAATGCAAAGAACGAACTGGCTCAAAATAGCGAGACACGCATTGTCTACATCAGGCAGGCGCTTGAAGGCGATCCGTGCGCTAACCAGCCTGTTCCTTCTGCCGCTGCTGACAGCCTGCGGGAATACGCAGACAGTTTACGTACCGGCCCCAGTAGTGCCGATAAGCGCTGACCTGACAGCAGATACGCCGATCCCCAGAATGGTTGTTCCGTTCACATGGCAGGCAAGTCTGGAGTTAAACGCGCAGCTCTACACGGCGCTGGGGCAGTGCAATTTGGACAAGGAAGGGATTAGAAATATCGAAGAACGCCGAAGCGCTTCGCCAGCAGCAGGCAGGTCAGATTGATAATCGCATTGACTCCATCAGCGTAAGCGATAGCCAGTTCGAAAAATTGGTTTTGGGACATGTTACCTCCTATAGGAAAATCGAGTCAGGCGACCCCTGCTCCTACAGTGAGTGATAAGTTATATCCTCATGCAGAGGAAAATTAACGCGACATCCCTCAAGCTCATTAAGAGGCTCTCAATGTCCGACATCTACCAAATTACGCTAACCACCCAGACAGGCGAAACCTTCACGGGCAAGATGTCACGACGTCAACCTGAGCTGGTTAACGGCTTTGTGCCGCTGGCGACTGAAACGGGGCAGTGGCTGTATTTCGCTCCTGCCGATGTGAAGCGCGTGGAGTTCAAGCCGGTACCGGCATAGCAGACCGAACAGCCAGAAGAACAAACAACGGAGTAACGAATGAGCAAATCGGACTGGGAGGCCATTGAGAAGGAGAGTCACCAACTAGCAGGGATACGAGATATGGATAAATGAGTAATTAATTGATGCGTATATTTAAGTTTCCCCTTAATGAGCCGATATACTTTTACAACACTCAACTAAGGAGATATGTATGTACCGTGATGAATTGCAAAAGCTGATGCAATCTACGGATGAAACAGAGGTTAATTTTCATCCTCATTATGTAAAAACGTTACGCCAGCTTGCTGATGATATTGAGTCAGGGAAACAAACGGGAATCAAAGGGACGTTTCTCATGGCTCATGACGAACCGGGGATCGTTAAGTACTCAATAGTGACAAAATACAATCCATAATCAGATTGTAGCAACGTCTTTCTATTGCCATCACAAAGGCCACCTTCGGGTGGCTTTTTTTATAGCTTTAACCATAGGAATTAAATCATGTTAGCCGATGACGAGCGCAGGCCATATCCGCCAGTCAACTTCATCGACTCCGATAACTGGCAGCCATACACCAGGCTGATACCCGCCAACGAAGTGCATGAGTTGATAGGCCGCCAGATCCTCAGCGATACCGGAAGCATCTATAACCCTGACCACGAACACCTGTTAGAGGCTGACCTCTGCTTCATGTGGGCATCCGATTCGTTCGCTAAGAAAGGGCGTTATGTCCTCGGCCAAGCCGAACAGGTAATGCTCCGCGCCGGTGGTTGGCAGAAAGCAAGAATGGAACAGCAGATGCATGAATGGTTCGGGCGCATCCCGAAGTTCATCATCACGCTGGCAGCTGATTACTGCTCACAATGCAGTGACCTCGAATTCTGCGCGCTGGTAGAGCATGAGCTTTACCATATCGCCCAGGCCACCGATGATTTCGGCGCGCCTAAGTTCAACAAAGAGACCGGGCAGCCAGTGCTTACACTGCGCGGCCACGACGTCGAAGAATTCACAGGTGTCGTACGTCGATACGGTGCCAGCAAAGAAGTACAGGAGCTCGTTGATGCGGCCAATGCGCCTGCAGAAGTGGCTCACATCGATATAGCCAGGTCATGTGGAACATGCATGCTAAAGCTGGCCTAACAATATGACTGATTATGACAGGCAGGTAATCCATGGCGACACTGAAAGGTGAGGTCAAAGCCTTCATCGTTCAGTCTCTTGCCTGCTTCGATACTCCATCCCAGGTGGTTGAGCTGGTCAAAAAAGAATTTGACCTGAGCATCACACGTCAGCAGGTCGAATCCCACGACCCGACGAAAGCAAACGGCAGGGGGCTGGCGCAGAAATGGGTGGACATGTTCAATGCCACCCGCGAACGCTTCCAGAATGAAATCTCCGATATTCCGATCGCCAACAAGGCGTACCGCCTTCGAGTTCTCGGCCGTATGGCAACGCGTGCCGAGGGCATGAAGAACCTCGCGCTTACGGCCGAGATCATCGAACAGGCGGCGAAGGAATGCGGCGATGCCTACACCAATAAGCACAAGTTTGAACATTCCGGCCCTAATGGTGGCGCTATCCAGACGATCACCATGAGCAAAGAGGAATATAAATCCGCACGGCAGGAGATGATGGAGGATGACGACTGCTGAGCAAAAGGCTTTTGCCCGTAAGGTTGAATGCGAAGAGGACGGGCTCTATTACGCTCGTTACTTCTTCAAGCAGCGCACCGGCGGAAAGATGATTGTTGCGCCTCACCATAAGGTGATTCAGCAAACACTGGATCGCGTCATCGATGGTGAGATTCAACGCCTTATCATCAACGTCCCTCCAGGGTACATGAAGACGGAGTTGGCGACCATTAATATGATGGGGCGCGGGCTGGCGCTGAACTGCCGGGCCCGTTTCATGCACCTGTCCTATTCGCATAACCTAGCGCTGCTGAACTCATCTACTGCGCGCGGCATGATTAAGTCGCAAGCATATCAGTCAATGTGGCCGATGGCGCTGCGCGATGATGCTGACAGCAAGGCGATGTGGTGGACCGAGCACGGCGGCGGTGTCTATGCGTCATCTGCTGCCGGACAGGTTACAGGCTTTCGTGCGGGGCATATGGAGCCAGGCTGGCAGGGCGCGCTGATTATCGATGACCCGGTTAAACCGGACGACGCTTACTCTGAGATCGTCCGCGACGGGGTCAACAACCGATTCAACGAGACAATCAAATCACGACTGGCGATCGAGACGACGCCGATGATTGTCATCATGCAGCGGATTCACTACCACGACCTGAGCGGATATCTGCTGCGGGGCGGGAGTGGTGAGAAGTGGTATCACCTGAATCTGCCTGTTCTCATCGATAGCAGCCGCAGTTACGAAGAAACTTATCCGGAAAACACCCACGCTATCCCGATTGACCACTGCTTGCCTGATGGCTGGCTGTGGCCGTTTAAGCACAACGAATCGCACCGCGTATCGCTGTTCTCTCACCGGCGCACCGCCGAAGCTCAGTATATGCAGAACCCTAAACGCTTCAATGCGGAGGGGGCGCTGTGGAATGAGGAGATGATCAGCGCCGCTAGGGCGCTCATCATCACTGAAGAGCTATCGCGAACGGTTATCGCGATTGACCCACAGGCCACAAACAGCGAAGAAAGTGATGAGACTGGTATCGTGGCCGCCAGTGTTTATGGCACAGGTGACCGCAGGCAATACTCTGCTGATGGCGATTATAGCGGTAAATATTCACCCAACGGCTGGGCGACGAAGGCGATGGAGGCTTACGACCTTCATGAGGCAGATGCGATCGTCATTGAAACCAACCAGGGCGGCGACATGGCTGAGGATACTCTCAGAAACGCCGGGTTTAAGGGCCGGATTATCCGCGTCCACGCCAGTAAGGGTAAATTTGCCCGTGCAGAGCCAATTTCAGCGCTTTATTCGCAGGGGAGTGTTGCCCACCACGGCAATCTATACAACCTCGAAAACCAGCAAATGGAATACATCCCAACCACTGCCAAAAAATCACCCGATCGGCTAGATGCTCTCGTGTGGGCAATGACTGAGTTAAGCGGTCAGGGCGTCGGCACAGTATTCTTCTAAGGAGCATCGCCAGTGAGCGAACAAGATAACGGCCTTCAAATGGCTGTGAACAACCTCGCCACTGAAATGAGGCGAGCGAATTACCTGAATGCCATCGGCATCGGTGGCGGAAACACGAAGCGACCTACGCTTTACCAGGAATTTGGCTACCCGCGCACGATCACCTTCAACGACTTCTACAACATGTACCGCCGCAACGCCGCTGGCTTCGCTGTGGTGCATCGGCTGCTGGAAGGTTGCTGGCAGGACTATCCTGTCATTGTTGACGGTGATGAAGCGCAGGAAGCGGAGAAAACAAACGCTTGGGAAAAGAAAGTCACCAAGTTTATGAAGAAGCTGTGGCCGAAGGTGAAGGATGCCGATCGCCGCAATATGGTCGGGCGATACTCCGCGCTGCTGCTTCAGGTGAAAGACAATAAGTCATGGAACGAGCCAGTAGATACCAAGCTGGTGAAATCCCTGGGCGAGTCAGCGCTGGTAAAACTTATCCCGGTATGGGAGCCGCAGTTAACTGTCGCCGAATGGGATAACGACCGTCAGTCTGAAACGTTCGGCCAGCCGAAGATGTTCAACTTCAACGAGCAGCCGGTCGGTGATGAGCCTTTTGTCGGTCCGATGCGCGGAGAACCGGTACACCCGAGCCGCGTTATCTTGTTCTGCGAAGGTTCTGAAGATGACAACGTGTTGTCCGGTATCCCGCTGCTGGAAGCCGGCTACAACAAGGGCCTCGACCTTGAGAAAGTGTCAGGTGGTGGCGCTGAAGGCTTCCTGAAGAACGCCAGCCGTCAGATCGCCGTCGAGTTCAGCAAAGAAACCGATATGAATACGCTGGCTGACCAGGCCAAAAAGGCTGGCTATGCCGATCTCGGCGAAGCGATGGGCGATAAGGTCAATAAGCTGAACCGCGGTACCGATGCGGCGGCCGTAATGCAGGCCGGGCAGATGCACGTTCTGAGTGTTACGCCAGGCGACCCGGGCCCGACCTGGGAAGTCACTGCGAACGAACTGGCAGCCTCCGTGCAAATCCCGTTCACCATCCTGTTCGGTCAGCAGACTGGGCGACTGGCGAGCGATGAGGATAAAACGGACTGGGCTATCCGACGCAACACGCGCCGAAATGGCTTCCTGACAGATCGCATTACCGCGCTGCTGGAACGCTTCTGGACTCTTGGGATTATCGACCCACCGACCAAAGGCGAGGTCACCATTTCGTGGAGTGACCTGCTGGCGCCCGGCGAGAAAGAGAAGATCGAGAACGCATCTAAGCTGGCCGATATC